GTGCTTGGTGCCAAGTTTGACCACGTCGGCAAGTCCGATGCGGACATTCAGCGCGCCGTGGTGCTTGCTGTCACGCCAGCCATGGCCGAGCGCCTTGAGCGGAACCACAAGGACGGCGGGTATCTCCGGGCCGCGTATGACAACGCCCTGGACACCCACGCCCGCGAGCAGGAGTCCATTAGCGACTCCTACCGAGTGACCTTTGACGCTGCGTCCGGTGCCTCTAAGGAGACTCTGGACGATGTCCATGATGAGTACATTCGCCGGATCTCCGGGCGAAAGGAGAGCAAGTAATGCCGCAATACAGCTACGGGGCACAGCCCCGCTTCACCCTTGGGCAGGAAGCTACCCTTAGCCCCTGCTCCAAGGATTCGTACCTTAACCCGCTTCTCCCGCAGATCGATACTGTCGCGTTTGCCGGAGGCGGCTCGGGTGATTACACCATCCTGATCCGCGGCGAGGAGGGCGACTTCCCGGTGACCGTGAACGCCGCCCCGGCCACGGCCGCGGACTTTGTCTCGGCGTTCAACGGCGATCCCGACCTTGACCTTATCGTCACGGCCGCCGATGTCGCTGGCGATCTGGTGCTGACCTTCTCGGAGCCTGGGCGCCCCTACTCGGTGCTGCTCACCGAAAACCCGTCCTCGGACATGAGCCTCACGGCTACCCAGGCCGCTGGGGGTCCCTCCCTGCCGCTTGGGGCTGCCGTGGCGTTCTCGTCCACCGACCCGGAGTCCGCCGTCGAGGGCGTCTCTGGGAGCACCGTGGCCGCCGATATCGCCGGCGTTACCGTCCGCAACGAGGCCATCGAGCTGAACCGTGGCAACTTTGGCGGCTTCACCGGAACCGATGAATTCGTCGCTGGCGAGGTTGTCACCGTTGGCCGGCAAGGTGAGTTCGTCATTCAGGTTGAGGACGCCGTCACCGCCGGCGCGGCCTGCTTTGTCCGCTCCGCCAACCCTCCCCAGGGCTCGGTGCTTGGGGCTTTCCGCTCGGACGCCGCGGGCGGCGACGCTTTCGTGCTCCCGTTCTGCCGCTTCCGTACTTCGACCGACGGCCCCGGGCTTGCGGTTATCACCATCAACCTCCCGTAAGGCTAGACCATGAAACGCCAATATCACGACCGCGTTGCCGCCTCTGTCCGGTCCCTGCCGATGTTCCACGCGGACACCTCTACGGGTGTCTTTGCTGAGCAATTGGTGCGGGCCACCATTAGCGAGCTGTTCCGATTCGAATATGCCGAGATGAAGTATGCGAGCGGTGAACTGCTCGCTATCGACACCTCGGTCAGCGATGGGGCTAAGGAATACTCCTACCTCGAGATCGACCACTCGGGCGAGGCTGAGATCGTGGCGGACAACGCCACTGACCTTCCCCTTGTGGATATCAGCGGCCGCAACAACATCCGCGTGATCAAGACCATCGCGGATGCCATCACCTACTCGACGCAGGATGTCCGCAGTGCCCAAATGCAGGGCATGTTTGACATCGCCACCGAGAAGGCTGCTAGCGCCCGTGAGGCCATGGATCGCAAGCTCAACCGTCTCATGCGGACGGGTGACGGCGCGGCCGGGCTGCGAGGATTCGTCAACCACCCTGGCCTGAACCTGCTTCAAGCTCCCACGGGCACCTGGGCCACTGCTACCAGCGCGCAGATCGTTGACGATTTCAACTTCGCGGCCAACGCCAGCCTGATCGAAACCGACGGGGTTGAGCGTCCCGATACCGCGGTGTTCCCCGTGGCCCAGTGGACCCGAATCAGCACTCTGCCCTTCGACCCTGCCGGCGGCACCACTACGGTGCTTGAGTACCTGCAGAAGGCCCACCCCAACATTCGGACTTGGACCGATGAGTGGGGCCTGAACGATGTCGGCGCCGGTGGCACCCCCTCGGTTATGGTTTACAACCGCGACCGCTCCAAGGTGCGCGGCGTGCTTCCGATGCCCATGCGCGCCCTCCCGGCGATCCAAAAGGGCCTTAACTTCGAGCTTGGCTTTGAGCTTCGCTACGGCGGAATCATCGCGCCCAAGCCTCGCAGCATCGTCCGCCTCGACGGCGTGTGATCGCCCTGGCCCGTCAGGGCCACTTATGCCGACCGGCCCGGGGGCGCCCTCCTCTCTGCGTCCCACCCTAAGCCCCCGGGCCGCGGCACCTTGCATAGATTACGGTCTAACGTTATTTTCGGCGTAGGAGACGCACATGGCTCTTATTCAAAACCGTTCCGAATATAACGTTCTAGTCCCCACGATCGAGCCCGGAGGAAAGCCGCATTCGATCGCACCGCAATCCACTGCGGATATCCCGGATGAGGATTGGGAATCCTACGCCACTCGGCCCAATCCGCTGCTTATCAGGGCTGGATACCTGCACGAGACGGATCGCCCGGTTACGCGGCAGAATCTCACGGAGCTCGACGGCATGCACCATCGCAGCGCCGTCAAGCACGTTGCGACCATGGAGGACGTGAACCACATGGAGAAACTACTGGCCCGCGAGAAGCGCCCTAGCGTGCGCAAGGCCCTTGCCGAGCGGATGCAGGAGGTGATGGCATGAGCACGACTGTCCTTGCCCTGGCCCTGATTGTGTTCATCACGGCTGTACTGGCAAACATGGCTGTGATGTGGCTATTCCTCTGGACTATGACGGATCCCGACAATGGCTAACCGCTGCGCGACGCTTGCCGAGTTCCGGGCCCAGTTCCCGGAGTTTGCCGCCCCCACTCTCACGGATGAGCAGGTGACGCTTATCCTTGAGTGCACGTGCTCAATGATCAACCTTGAGTGCTGGGGCGATAAAGCGTCGTGCGGCCACCTGTATCTGGCTGCCCACTTCTCGGCCACGCAGTTGGGGGAAGAGGCGGGCTCCCTCACCGCCAAGACCATCGGGCGCATTAGCGAGTCGTTCTCTGCCTCGGTGACCGTGGACCCGGGGAACATGTTCCAAACGACCAAGTACGGGCGGATGTATTGGATGCTGTTCCGCACGCTGCTCAAGGCGCCGATTGCCGCCCGGCGCACGCTTCCAGTCGTGCCGCCCCGATTCCCGTTTATTGTGGTTTGACCATTGGGCGTCGATGTCAAATACACCTACCGCGACAAAGGCTTGGACCGTATCGGCCGAGACCTAAAGGAGCTTGGTGAACTTTCGGTGGTAGTGGGCATTGTCGGGGCCAAGGCGATCACGAAGCACCCTGACAGTGACGTGAGTGTCGCCACCGTGGCCATGTTTAATGAGTTTGGCACGGCCACAAGCCCGGAGCGTTCGTTTATCCGTTCGGCCCTGCGTGAAGGGCAGGCGGAGATCGCCCGCAAGTATCAGCAGCAAATGACGCTGGTAGTCATGGGTAAGCGCTCGCCTCTCCGCGCCCTCGAGGAGTGCGGGCGGCTGGGCGCGAGGCTCGTAAAGCAGAAACTTGACGCGGCATCGGCTTGGGCTGTGCCGCTGAGCTTGGCCACGATCAAGGCTAAGGGATCTAACGTGCCGCTCCGGGACACGGACACGGTGCGAGAGGCGATCGGCTACGCGGTGAGGCGAGGGGGACCCCGCGGCCCGACGCTTGCTGAGGGGTACGCAGCATGAGTAACGGTATTTCAACGCCGGTAGACTTCACCACGAGCCTTTCCAGTTTCCTTGCCACGGCTGTGTCTAATGGCACCTGGGCCGATGTCATGGATGCGCTCAAGGTGGACGATGTCGCCGCTGGGGCCACGGACATCACCGCGGTTGCGGGCCAGCTATGGGCCAATGTCGTTGACGATATGTTCAAGGCGACGTGGGACCAGTTTTTCATGGCTCGCAAGCTGTGGGGATTTGCCGATGCCACGGCCCGTGATGGTGCGGGCTCTGTCGATGGGGTCGCCGTCAATGACATCTGCAACCTCGACGGGACCGATGAGCTGTATTACTGCACTGCAGTTGCGGCCGGGTCCTCGACGTGGGTGCAGTTCGCGGGCGGAGGGGCGCCAGTAAAGACGCTTGTGCAGGTTGATTGGGTCGCGGGGGCGGGCTCGCAGACCTATTCGGCCTCTGTAAATGAGTTCGTCCTACTTGTGGACCTTGGGGGCCAGGCGAGTCGGCCCCTTGAGGTGACGCTCCCTGCAAGCGCTAATGAGGGCGACCGGATCTCATTCCGGGCATTTGCGATCCCCGTAACCAATGGGATCGTATTTGACGCGGGCGGGGTCACGATTGTCGATCAGCCTTTCTCGCCCGGCCCCCTGACAACGGTTACCGCGCAGGATGCCGCCGGACAGAACTGGGTAAATTTTTACGCTGAGTACGAGTATCGGACGATCGGCGCAGGCCCGGGGTGGCTGCTTACTTCCTATCATCAGCAATACCCCGTGGGCGGTGCGGGCGGCTGGTCATCGGTGCTAGGCGTCGGCAATAGCACCAGTGGCCAGGATGCCGTTGTGTCCCTCGCGGATACGCTCTATATGGCGAGCTCGGAGACCCGCGTGCTTACGGGCGGTTCTCTGCTCCCTTCTAGCTTTGTTGCGCCCATTGACGCATCGCTTGGGGCGCAGACGGCTGGGGGCGGGACGCTTGACGTTGTGGACGTTGTGACGACCGTGGGCACTTCCATTGTCGGGAGCGCGTTCGTTGACGTTATGGTGCTTGGAAAGTACGACATCGCGGTCAACTCCCAGCCTGTAGTGCTGTACTCATTCCGTGGCCTGATCGACATCGAAACGGCCGACATCCTGATTCCGATCCACGAGGTGGATGGCCCTGATAGGTTTGTGTGGGAGTCGGACGGGGCGACCCTAACGCTTGCGATCCGCGATCAGGTTGTATGCAGCGACCTTAGGGTGACTGGGCAAATGCAGGTAGTTGCCTTCCCTGGCAGGAGTGCCGTCTAATGCCTCAGAACAAAATTGCTCCGTGGAACTTCGATACTGAGGCCGAACTGCTCGCGGCCGGGACTGCCCTGGGCGTGTTCCCTGGCGACTTTGCGACGGCCAAAGATACGGGGTCGATGTGGATCTGCATTGACCCGTCGGTCCCGGAATGGGAGCCGGCCCTGGGCCGCGCGGGCACGGATGGGATGCGCACGGTCTATGACATGGATTTTGTGTCGCAGCCCAGCCAGGATTTTCTCCCCGGGGGCGACATTGAGGTCACCTTTGGGGGCAAGCAGTGGGATGTGTTTGGCACCGCGTTTGCGGCCCAGCATCAGGTGGTCAACGGCACGGGGCTCGTGCTCGAGCGGAACGCCGGGACAGGCTTGCAGGGCCCATTCTTGTCCCTGCCGCTATACCTAATCGGCGCTGGCACGACGGACCAAACCCCGGGGTGGGTGCTTAGTAGGCGCTGGCGAATTACCGTCAAATGGTCCCTCGCCACGGCTGGCGTCGCGCGGTTCGGGCTATTCGGCGCGCCCTCAAACAATATGGTGGGAACGGGCCGTCGTATTGCGGGATCGGCCGATATGGTGTCCGTATTCTTGCTAGACGGGACTTTCCCGGACTTCATTTCGGCGCCGGCCGAGGCCGGCCGGAATGTGATGTGCCTTGATTACATCCCAGATTGGCATGCGGTCATGTCATGCGGGAACTGGGGCGGCGCCGGTTCGTCTCTGCCTGTTGGAGCGGACGGGATGCCGCAACTAAGGCGCCGGGATCAGACAAGCACGATCGCGAGCACGCCGCTACTGCTATCGGACAACGCGAACCTAAGCGCGAGCAACCGAGCCGATGCGCAGACATACCGCCTGGGCTTTGGAATCACGGACGGCAACGGAACCGCGACATTTCAGCGCGTTCGCGTTGAATGTGATAGTAATGGCTGATTGGAGCTTTGGAACCGTGCTCCCGATGCTAGGGGCTACCGCGGTAGCGGTGTTCGGCGCGGGCGCGACCTTCCATGAGTTGCAGAGCAAGCCAGACCGAGCCGAGATGCGTGAGGCCATCGACTCGACGCGCGTCAAGCTAGAGGCCAAGCATGAGGTGTATGACGCCATGGGATCGCGCCTTGAGTCCGTCGAGGCCGCGCAGGAGCGGGGCAAGGATCTACAGGAGGTGCTATTGCTGCAGGCCGATTGGCAATCCGACGTGCTCGAGCACATCGCGAGCAAGCGCCGGGGCAAGCCGCCCGCGCAGCCCGAGGAACTGAAAGATAAGCGACGGAGGTTGATGCAGTGACCGATCAAGCAAAGAAAGTAGCCGAGTGGGCCAAGGGTAGCCCCCAGTACGCGCGCGTTGACCCGGCCCTAGCCTCGGTCGTTTCCGCCGGCCTGGCCCTGTGCGTGGCCCTGGGGCTCCCTGAGGCACTGGGCACGGACGCGGGCACGTTTGCCGAGGTGGCGTTTAGCGCGGCAGCGTTTGCCACGCTTGTGCGTGCGTATTTCTGGCCCAAGGGGGAGTAGCCGTGGCGTTGCTGGATCGTGTTCGCTGCTTGATCTCTGACTGCAACGTCGGGCCGATCTCTTGCGAGCGATTCGATCCCAAGACTCAGAACGTATATGGGGGATTTGACACTCCCCTGCCTGAAACGTTCAGCATCGACCCGGTCGCGGCTGTGAACGCCACGGGGCGAGCTCTGGATCAATCGCCAGAGGCGGACCGCAACGGCGAGACTGTCGAGTTCTACACGCGCGCGGATATCAGTTATCCGGCCGGGGTAGACCCGCGCCCGCGAGTGGCGGACGGCGGAAAACTTCCAGATGTCCTGATCTACCGCTCGCGGCGCTATCGGGTCACTCAGGTTGAGGACTACTTGCTACAGGGCGAGGTGTATCTGATCACCGCAACCCTTGAGGACCTGCAGGCCAGTGCCTAGCATCGTTTCGCCTTGCCGCTTGGATATGATGCAGCGCGCGATATTCGGCGTTCTGTCGGAAGCGTGCGCGCCCGCGCAGGTGGCCTGGGGATATGGCGAACAGACTTTCGAGTCGTTCCCATCTGAGTTTATTAGCCTGCAGTTGACGGGCCCCACGGCGGGTCTGAGGCAGCACAGGCAGGGCCGGGCCCTTACCCCTATCGCCTCGGTCGTGGCCCGTGTCGCGACCACTAGCGAACTTGTGCGGCTCGTGATCACGGTCAATGGGGTCGAGTACTTCGAGGACCCTCAGCCCGGCGACACCCTGAGCACGATCCGCGATCGGTTTCTTGCTCAGTTGCAGACATTTGAGGGCGCACACCTCACCCTGTCAGCCGATGGCGCAGACGGGATCCGGCTTACCGCCAACTTCCCCGGGGCCCTTTACAGCCTGCAATTGGGCCAGGGCTGGACCTTTGACGGGCTGGCGCCCTCTGGGACCTGCGTGCTTCTCACCGAGGCCACGCGCGAATATTCCCTAAACGTCGGGTGCTTCTCGAAGGGGCGGGAGCCTCGCAACGGTGCTTGGGACCTATCTGCGCGGGCCCTGGCTGCGTTTGAGGCCGAGGACCTTGGCTATGAGCTCGATCGCGTGGGCGTGGGCCTGCGTGCTCGAGGGCCGTCCGTCGATCTGTCGGCCATCGCCGGTGCGCATTGGGAATCCCGCGTGGCCTTTCCTATCGACCTATACCAGCGTTCCCGATTTGTGCGGGAGGTTGGGGAAATCAGCGGGGCGGAGATCCTGCTAACATACACTGACACGGCCGGTAATACGGTCGCCACGAATACGGCCACCGTGCCCTAAGGACTCAAATGCCTGCAGCTATTACCGAGTTTGTTGATGTCGACGTGCTCCTACAGGGGCCGCCCGCGGAGCGCTTCCAGTTCGGATCGCTGCTCGGCGCGTTCGCCCACACTGTCACCGTAAATCGGCAGGATGGGCCCTATTTCTCGCTCGCCGAGGTGAACGCCGCCGGCTTCACGAGTGCAGCCACCCCGGCGATCAACGCATGGGCATCGGCAGCGTTCGCGCAGCAGTCGGGCGTTGACTCTGTGATTATCGGGCGCATTGACGCCGGTGACGCCAACCTTACCGCGTCCCTCGACGCTATTGAGGCGGCCGATCCTGAGTCTTGGTACATCACGAACATTGAGGATCGCGACGATGCGTCCATCGCCGAGCTCGGCGCGTGGACCGAGTCGCGCGAGAAGATCGCCGTTGCTCAGTCCGACGACTTGACGCTTGTGGCCGCCCTAGCCTTGCAGGCCGCTGGCTACAACCGCACGGCGCTGCTCTACAAGGGCAGCGACGCGGACCGCGGAGATGGTGCATGGTCTAGCGTGGGCGGCGGGTTCAACCTCGACGGCCCCGATGGCGTGGGGGTGTGGGCGTACAAGACGCTTGCCGGCCAAACGTTCGACGCGGTCACGGCAGCCCAGGCCACGGCGATCTATGCCGCCAACGCGAACCTGTACGGCCGCAACCTCGGCTTGCAGTTCACGAGCAAGGGCACCATGGCCAGCGGCCGATTCATTGACGTGCAAACGTCTGTGGACTGGGCCAAGAAGCGCATTGAAGAGGAGGTGCTTACCCTCTTCACCTCGACGCCCACTAAGATCCCGTACACCGACGCCGGCATCGCACTCGTGGCCAACGCCGTGCAGGCTGTGCTTGACCGAGGTGTCACGAATGGCCACTTCACCGTTGACGGCTTGAATGGGCCGCCTAGCGTGTCGGTGCCCCTTCGACGCAACATCAGCAACGCGCAGATCCAATCGCGCACGCTACAACTCACCGCCCAGGCTACGCTCGCCGGGGCCATTCAGAAGCTCGAGCTGACCCTCAACGTTTCGTTCGTGTAAGGATTAGGAAATGCGCCAGTACAGCATTGATCAAGTTGAAGTGTCTTGGCAGGGGCTTTCCTTCAAAGAGGGCTTGGCCGCGGGGACTAGCATCACTGAGGCTCGCAACGCCCCGTCGTTTACCCAGAAAGTCAACGGCGCCGTCTCTCGCGTGGTGCGCGTTTTTAACCCGGACAAGTCTGGAACGATCACGATCGTTGTCGATCAGGAGTCGAACCTGCACCAGCAGTTGCGGGCCCTGGCTGCCGCGGACGAGATTAGCCGCGCCATCGTTGGCCCTATGACCGTCCGGGACAACTCGAACGACGAGACGCTCGTTTATACGAACTGCTATATCAGCACGCAGCCCAACGAGACTCGAGGAACCGACTCGGCCACCTTTGAATGGGTTTTCAACTTCGAGTCATTCGCCAAGGCCCCGGCCCTCGGCAACGCGAACAGCGTGGGCAACTAGCGCCATTTGGCGGCGTGGTGTAGGTTGCAGCTATGGGCGTAGTATCCGAGCACACGCACACGCTTGACGGCGTGACGTACACCTGCACCACGTTCCCCGCGGCCGAGGGCCTGGAGATCCTCCCGCGCCTACTCTCGCTATTTGGCGGCCGCGTCGTTCAACTTGCGTTGCAAGCGGGCGAGGAAGGGCTTGAGCACATGATGTCACAGCCCGAAGTGCTGTCCGCGATCATCACGGAAGCTGCCAAGGCCGGCGCGGACAACCCGGATGGGTGGAGCGTGCTCAAGGATCTGCTCGTCCACACGACCGCGGACAAGGTGCGCATTGGCGACAATGAGATCGCCGGAAGCGTGCACACCCATTTCGACGCCCATTTCACGGGCCGCCTCATGCACCTGATTAAAGTGTCTGTGTGGGTGGCGACCAAGTCTTTTTAGCCGCCCTCCTGCGTCGCCCGCTGGATAAGTGGCACCCCTACGAGCCCAAGAATCAAAGATACAAGGGCATTCAACCGGCCAACGTGCCGTGGCAAATCTACCGGGCCTGCTCGGACCCAGACGGCAACGTAAACGTTGTGACCTACGAAGCGCTACACACAAGGATCGACATGGCTGGATTAGCCGACATCCTTGAGATGCGTGAGGTTCACGACTCTTGGACGAGCGCCGCGCACCGCAACGCGGAACCACCCGCAGGAGCTAGCCACTAATGGCCACGACGATCGCTGAACTGCTAGTCGAGATCGGCGTATCCGTCGAGGGCGCCAAGGCTGCTCAAGAGCAGATTGAGGACCTCGGCGATGCCGCTAAGGAGTCCGGCAAAAAGGCCGAGTCTGACCTAGGCGGCGGGCTGGATAAGGCCGGGGTCAAGACCGTCGCATTTGGCAACCTCATCGCCGATGGGGCCCAAGCGCTGGCCAGATTGGCGGCACAGGCCATTAGGGCGGCTGCGGCTTTCACCGTCGAGTTGGTCACCGGATTCGCCGCGGCAGGCGATGAGATCGCCAAGACCTCGCGGCAGATCGGCGTAGGTGCCGAGGACCTGCAGCGCCTACGTTTCGCGGCCGAGCGCTCGGGCGTTGAGGCGGCCCAGTTGCAGGCCGGGCTTAAGAAGCTGCAGGTGGGGCTTGTAGAGGCTCGCGAGAAGGGCACAGGGCCAACCTCTG